TATGCTGTTTCTTCCGGTGGGCTCGGTGCTTCCATCAATCAGCTCCGTATGGCTTTCCAGATTCAGAAGCTCTATGAGAAAGACGCTCGTGGTGGTTCTCGTTATATTGAAATCCTCAAGTCTCATTTTGGTGTGACTTCTCCGGATGCTCGCCTTCAGCGTCCCGAATACCTCGGTGGTAACCGTGTCCCTATCAATATCAATCAGGTTGTCCAGCAGTCGGCTACGGCTTCCGGTGAGACTGCACAAGGTACTGTTACCGGTATGTCTGTGACTACGGATACCCATTCCGATTTCACGAAGTCTTTCACGGAGCATGGTTTTGTCATCGGTGTTATGGTCGCTCGTTATGATCACACCTACCAGCAAGGTCTTGAACGTTTTTGGTCTCGTAAGGATCGCTTTGATTATTACTGGCCTGTTTTCGCCAATATCGGCGAACAGGCTGTGAAGAACAAGGAGATTTTTGCCCAAGGCCCCAGTGTTAAGGATTCTGCTGGTGCTGTCATTGATGATCAGGTTTTCGGCTATCAAGAAGCGTGGGCTGATTACCGTTATAAGCCCTCCCGTGTTACCGGCGAGATGCGTTCCCAGTACGCGCAGTCTCTTGATGTTTGGCATTTGGCTGATGACTATTCCGCTCTGCCTATGCTTTCGGATTCTTGGATTCGTGAGGATAAGGCTAATGTGGATCGAGTTCTTGCAGTCACTTCCTCTGTCAGCAATCAGTTGTTTGCCGATATCTACATCAAAAATCGGACCACTCGTCCTATGCCTATGTACTCTATCCCTGGTCTTATTGATCATCATTGAGGGGTGATTCTATGACTACTGGTAAGGATGCCGCTGAGGTTCAGAGCGTGCCGGTTGTTGGAAATTTGGATTCTGCTCTTTCTCGTATCACTCGGACTGCTTCAGAAAATACCGCTAAAAGCGCTCAGATGGCTTCTGAGCAACGCGACTGGCAGGAGAGGCAAAATGCCCTTGCTATGCAGTTCAACGCTCAGGAGGCCGCTAAAAGCCGTTCTTGGCAGGAATACATGAGCAATACTGCGCATCAGCGTGAGATTCGTGATCTTAAAGCGGCCGGTCTCAATCCGGTGCTTAGTGCTATGGGAGGTAACGGCGCCGCCGTTACCTCCGGTGCTACCGCTTCTGGCGTGACTTCTGCTGGTGCTAAAGGCGAGGTTGATACCTCTGCTAATGCCGCTTTGGTTCAGATTCTTGGTTCTGTTCTTTCGGCGCAGACCCAGCTTCAGACTGCTAACGTTAACGCTCGTACTCAAGAGGCCGTTGCTGATAAGTATACTGCTATGGAAGAGATTGTAGCTAATATTTCTCGTGATGCTACTCTTGGTTCTGCTGGTATTCATGCCGGTGCTACAAGATATGCTGCAGATACTTCAGCTGCTGCTTCTCGTTATTCTGCTGATAAGAATTATCAAGGCACTATGTATTCTGCTAATAAGCATTATCAAGGTACTAAATATTCTGCTAATAAGAGTTATGAAGGTACTATGTATTCTTCTGATAATTCAGTTCGCAACCCTTCTTCTGCTGTTGGCTTTGCTCGTGAGATTGGTAAAGTTGCTTCTAATATCTTTTCTGATCTTTTTGGCTGGGATTATGATCCTCAATATCTTTTTGATATGTATCGTTGATAGAAAACAGAAAGCTCCGAAGCTCTGCTTCGGAGTTTCTGTTTTCTAACCAAGCGTGAGCGCGGTTAGCGAATAGATATACATTAGCGAGCGCCAGCGAGCGACTACGCCCATACATTTCTTGATATGTATGGGCGTAAGTGACACCAAGTTTAGCTTGCGTGGCACTTTAGATTATGTTATGATGTTATAAAGGAGATGAAAATTATGAATATCTTTACAGAAATTTATAAACTATCTATGAAATTGCTCTTTATATTTCTTGCTATAACTGTTATAATAAATATGGTTTTAGGTTCTTAACTGAAATTCCGTGAATGGGGATACGATATCCCCATACAAGGTAGGTGATTTCGTGCCTTGCTATCATCCTCTGAAAGCCTTTGAATTAGGCGAAAAAGATGGCAAACGGTTGCTTAAGGTGACGAGCTACGAGGTAGATCATCTCGAACGTTCTGGTGATGGCTTCGCGTGCTGCACACATCCCGCTTATGGCCGCCCTGGTGATATTACCAAGTTTGTTGAAATTCCATGCGGAAAATGTTCCGGCTGTCGCCTTCAGAAATCCCGTGAATGGGCTAATCGTTGTATGCTTGAGCTTCAATATCATAAGTCCAGCTATTTTGTCACTTTGACCTATGATGAGGAGCATGTTCCTTTTCATCTTTATGATGACCCTTCTACTGGTGAAGCTTTCACTTCTTTGTCTTTGGAACCTCGAGATTGGACACTTTTTATGAAGCGTCTTCGGAAGAAGTTTGGTGAAGGTATTCGTTTCTTTGCTGCTGGTGAGTATGGATCAGAGACAATGCGCCCTCACTATCATGCGATTATTTTCGGTTTGGAGCTTGATGATCTTCAACCTTACAAGAAGTCCATCCAGAATTTTCAATATTTTAACTCTCCTTCTCTTGAAAAGGTTTGGGGCAACGGTTTTGTTGTCGTTGCCCCTGTGACTTGGGAGACCTGTGCATATACTGCCCGCTATGTTATGAAGAAGCTCTACGGAGCGGAAGCGGAGTTTTATGATAAATTCAATCTTGAACCTGAGTTTACCCGAATGTCTCGTAAGCCCGGCATAGCCCGTCAGTATTATGATGATCATCCCGACCTATATGAACACGAGTTCATCAATATTTCGACTGAGAAAGGAGGAAGGAAGTTTCGACCTCCGAAGTATTATGATCGCCTTTTTGATGTCGATTGTCCGGAAGAATCTGCGAAGCTTAAAGCCATTCGTACGAAGATGGCAGATGAAGCGAAGAAAGCGAAATTACAAAAGACCACACTTAGCTATCTGGATCAGTTAGCTGTGGAAGAGCGAAACAATCTCGCTCGTATTAAATCTTTGAAAAGGAGTTGTGTCTAATGCGTAAAAAGATGCGTCCCAAGAAAGACAAGAAGGTCTTTCGTCGTACCGCTGCCAAGTCTAAAAAGATTAACATTAATCCTACCGTTTTCCGTGGAGGTATCCGGCTTTGATTGTTGTTCTTTTGGACGGTTCTGTTGTTTGTACTGGTCCTGATTGGATGAAACATCATTTTATTGATGATGTTCTTGAGCGTTTTCCCGGTAAATCTTTCGATATTCTGGAGGTTAAGTTATGAAATACGGTATCTATTCTATCCGCGATGCCCGGACGGGCTTTCTTCCCCCTACGGTTGATCAAAACGATTCTTCCGCTATGCGGAATTTCGCTCATGCTTGCATGCAGAAGGAAAGCCTTCTGTTTTCCCACATTGAGGATTATGCCCTCTGCAAAATCGGCGAATTTGATAACGAGACCGGTACGATTTCGACCCAGCTTCCTGACGTGATTCTCGATGGCACTTCTATTCAGAGAAAGGATGGTTGATATAATGCTTGATGAAAAGTTTGGATTCTCTACTCAGTATCGTCCGCGAACTCGCTTCATTTCAAATGGAGGTCAGCGCGAAAGGATTCTTTATCAGCCTAAATTTGATGAGAATGGAGTTATGGATCTCGTTGAATCTGGCAAAGAAGACCTTTACGATTTCATTCAATCCCATGCTGAAGCCGTAGATATCCATGTGATTCTTGCTCGATTTCAGAATGGCGACGTTGACGCGCTTTCGCGTGTCCAAGGCGCTTATGGTGATTTCACTAATATGCCTTCGTCCTATGCTGAGCTTCTGAACAGGGTTAATGAAGGTCAGAGCTTTTTCAATTCTCTGCCTGTTGATATCCGTGCTAAGTTCAACCATAACTTCGCGGAGTTTATGGCTGGCATGGACAAGCCTGATTTTCTCGACAAGCTCGGAATCAAGCCCGAGCGAGAGCCTGACCCGTCCCAGGAGGAAAAATCGGCTGTTGAGCCTAAAAAGGAGGTTTTGGAATGAATCGCAATGTTGAATCCCATTTCGCGCTTAACCCCACGAATATCGATATCCGGCGTTCTACGTTTGACCGCTCGCATTCTCTTAAAACTTCGTTTAACGTTGGTGACATTGTACCTTTTTTTGTTGACGAAGTACTACCGGGAGATACGTTCAACGTGGACACATCCAAGGTCGTGCGCCTGCAGACGCTGCTCACTCCGGTCATGGATAACATCTATCTCGATACGTATTTCTTCTTCGTACCGAACCGGCTTACTTGGTCTCATTGGAAGCAGTTCAATGGTGAGAATACTGAATCTGCGTGGATTCCTCAGACTGAGTATGAAATTCCTCAGATTACTGCTCCTTCTTCTGGCGGATGGTCTGTTGGAACTATTGCCGATTATCTCGGTATCCCTACTGGCGTTCCTGATCTTTCCGTTAGTGCTCTTCCCTTCCGAGCTTATGCTCTGGTGATGAATGAGTGGTTTCGTGATGAAAACCTATCTGACCCACTCGTTGTTCCCGTCGATGATGCTACTGTAGCCGGCGTCAATACTGGCACGTTCGTGACCGACGTTGCGAAAGGCGGTCTTCCCTATAAGGCTGCTAAGTATCATGACTATTTCACGAGTTGCCTGCCGTCTCCGCAGAAAGGTCCGGATGTTTTGATTCCCTCGGCTACGTCCGGTGAGTATCCTGTTGTTACTCGTGCTACTCGTATTGATCCTGATGTTTTGGGTACTGTTCCTTATTCAGCTTATTCTTCTACTGTTTCTACTGATAGTAAAATCACTGGTGGTATTCGTTTTAATTTTGAACCTGGTTCTCATTTGGGTTCTCAATCTCCGGATGGCGATAATTTTACTTCTTCTCCTTTTATGCCGTTGATTGATAATATGTATGCTGTTTCTTCCGGTGGGCTCGGTGCTTCCATCAATCAGCTCCGTATGGCTT